TCAGTGGCGAGAAACACGTTAATGTGTTGAAACAAGTATGAAGTTATACTGCGGAAGTCTTAAGAAATAGTGTATCTTATAGATACAGCTTAAGCCCAAGTAGGATATATGTATCCAGATTTGATTGGTCTTTATTTGACCATAGCCATTGTTGCCTGGATGGTTTGGTATGCAGGTGTCGAAGGTACTTTGCGAGTATTCCGATATATTGAGTTGACACTCTTATATCAGGTAACTAGAATACGATTGTACTTCATGAGACGCAAGTTGGAACAACAACTTGGGATCACACCTAACAAAAATGGAAAACGACAGAACAATGTCTGATCTCTCCATGGAGAGAAAGGAATGTCCCAAATGCCAGGCCACTTGGATTAATGGTCAACATGTTTGGGCAACAGGTAGAACTGGCAACGAATTAGATCTTGCGGGATTGGTTTGTAATAAACTTGGTGATGATCAATGTATCAATCCATCAAAAGGTATTGACGGTGGAGACACCTGGGCCGAACGTGCTGGATATATTAAAGGTGCGATAGATGCTCGCAAAAAAATGTTAGAAGACCTTCGAGATGCCTCATCGGATGAATGAATTGAAACCTGAACAATATGTCACTCGTCAAGAGTGTCAGGAGATGATTGATGATGCTATCAGAAGACACAACCGTAATGCTTCTATCATTAGTATGTGCGTCGGCTGGGTGGTTCTTGCTTTATTTGCTGAGGGACTACTAAGGCTTATTGGTGTAATTGATCCCATTTTCCCATGGTTAAGTATTACTATTAATTAAGTTTTATCCTGAAATCAAAATATGTATCATTGCGATCATAACTTAATAAAAATATATAATGTAGACCTTGGCAATGTGCCATGCAAAAAGTAAACAAGTTCGTTTTATCTATTACTATCTCTATTATTGATTATTTGTACAGAGGTAGACACTTTCAACGTTTTTGGGTGCTTGAGGAGATTGCTCGAGCACCCTATTTTGCTTTTTTGAGTGTATTACATTTGCGTGAGAGTATGGGACTTCGTGGTCCTGAACATCTGTATTTGATGAAAGAACACTTCGCACAGAGCGTCAATGAAACAGAACATCTTGAATATATGGAAAGTAGGGGCGGTAACACTTATTTTGTGGATCGCTTTGTCGCCAGACACCTCGTACTTGTCTATTATTGGGTCAATGTGGTTTATTATTGGGTGGCTCCTCGTGCTGCTTACCATCTCTCCTACGAAATAGAACTTCACGCCGCAGATACATATGCACATTATCTTGCATACGAGGATCATAATGATCAAGACATTATCAGAATTATGAATGATGAAATTCATCACGCACAAGAATTACACGCCGCAATGGAGATGATCAAATGAGAGTAGGATTAATTGGTTTAGGTAGAATGGGCGAGGGTATGTCTCGTCGTATGATCAAATCAGGTATCACAGTTTATGGATATCGCAAAAATTATAAAAAGGCTGAAGAACAATTTGAGAAGGGTTATATCAGTGGATGCACCACTTCTATTCAAAGCCTTGTTCAAGTAGTTGGAGAAAAAGGTCCTGGCATCTATATGATGGTAGTACCCGCTGAAACTGTGGAGGACACACTCAATGAGTTACTACAATTTTGTGGTGAAGGAGATATTATTATTGATCATGGCAATTCCAATTTTAAAGACTCTCGCCGCAGGGCAGAAAGGTTGGCTAAACTTGGCATCCAATATCTTGACTGCGGTACTTCTGGTGGAGTTTATGGTCTGGAGCGTGGATACTGTCTTATGGTTGGTGGTGCAAATCATGCAATATCCGTCTGCGCTCCTATCTTCCGCGCCCTTGCCCCAGGTATCGGGGCCGTTAACAGAACTAACCCACTCAGCCATGAGACATCTGCCGAACATGGTTGGTTACATTGTGGTCCAGCTGGAGCAGGTCACTTTGTAAAAATGGTACATAATGGTGTTGAGTATGGAATCATGCAAGCATACGCAGAAGGATTTAATATCCTGCATGAAGCTAATGCTGGGTCAGCTTATGTTAAGGAGGGCGATGCTGAGGTTGCTCCGATGGAAAATCCAGCAGACTATCAATACGATATTGATGTTGCTGAAGTGGCTGAGTTATGGCGTCGCGGTAGCGTGGTTGGTAGTTGGTTGCTTGATCTTACCGCTGATGTATTACGCCGCGATAGTGAGCTTAGCAAGTTCGATGGGGGAGTATCAGACTCTGGTGAAGGTCGTTGGACAGTTCACGCTGCTGTGGATCTTGGCGTACCCGCTCCTGTTATCAGCAGCGCGTTGTATTCACGTTTTGAGTCGCGCCGTCTTGGTACTTTCGCAGCCAAGGTTTTGAATGGAATGAGAGCTATGTTTGGTGGTCATGACGTTCGCTGATGTCTTACTTTGGGCAGCACTACCTTTTGTATGTGCCACCATCTATTTCGGGATACGAAAAGGTGAAAATGACTACTATGACTCAGACGACTACGATGGAAATGGAACAGCACACTGAACCCCTTACCAGAGGCATAGTTATCTTCGGTGCTACTGGAGATCTATGCAAACGAAAACTCATTCCAGCACTACATAAACTTTGGGAGAAGGGTCTTCTACCAGCTGGTTTTTTAATCACTGGTTGTGCGAGAAGATCTCCTTCTCCTTCTGAATGGAAAAAAACTCTTGGAGATTATCCAGAAGAGTTTTTGAATCATCTGGATTATATTTCTGCAGATCTCTCTAATCCAGAGTCACTAGAAAAACTTCCAGATTTAGACGATACAACTTACTTTTTATCTGTTCCCCCAGAACGATATGAGAGTGCCATCATCAATCTCAAAGCAGCAGGACTCCTTGAACACCCAGAACTCTCTCGGGTGGTTATCGAAAAACCCTTTGGATACGATTATAAATCTGCTGATCGTTTACAGTCTGTGGTTAGCCGACATCTACGGGAGAAACAGGTATATCGCATTGACCATTATCTTGGTAAAGATACTGTTAATAATATCCTTGCCACCCGTTTTAGTAATATTCTTCTGGAACCACTTTGGAACAGGCAATACGTAGAAGAGATTCAAATCTTTGCAACTGAAACTATCAGTTGTGAAGGTCGTGCTCAATACTATGAAACCTCTGGTCAGGTTCGTGATATGTTACAGAACCATATTCTTCAGGTTCTTGCATTAGTTGCTATGGAACCTCCTTGCAAGATGGATGCAAGAGAGATTCGTCGTGAGAAAACTAAAGTTCTTGCTGCAACTCGTTTAGGGGAGGACATTATCCTTGGACAATACCACGGCTATCGTAATGAGGAGGGTGTTGATCCTAACAGTAACACTCCTACCTTCGTTGCTGGTACTCTATACTGTGATAACTGGCGTTGGGAGGGAGTTCCTTTTCGCGTCCTAACTGGCAAGTGTATGCCATTTGGTTGTGTGGAAGTTGTAATTAAATTTAAATCTCCACCTCAAAAACTATTTGATGGTGAGGTAAATGACAGAATTGTGATGAGGCTTCAACCACATGCACACCTTGATATTATGATGGATATCAAAACACCTGGAATGGGTGATGGAGTTGAACCAGCAACACTGACTCACAGGTATCCTGATTGGTTAGGTGTTGATGGTTATGAGAAGCTTCTTTACGATGCTATTGAGGGAGACCAGTCACACTTTGTTCATTCTGATGAAGTAATGGAATCTTGGAGGATTGTAGATGACCTTCTGTGTACTGGTGATTCTTGCCCAATTCGTACTGTCCCTTACATCTACACTGGTGGGTGGGGTCCACAACATAAAACAGATTTTATAACAGATTGGGATTATCCAGCATGACCGTATTGTTTGTATTTCCTTTCATATTGTTACTTTGTGGTGGTATGCACCTAACATGGCCAGGTAGATATAGGGGATGATGCATCACACACAACTTTTTATTCGATCAGTAATGCAAACTCCATGGTGCTTAGGTGTCATGGGATTTGCTTTAGTGTTTGTTCCTATCCTGGGCATGTATCTTGTCCATAAATATGGATGGGAGCACTGGGAACCTTTTAGTAGGAGTCACAAATGAACCCAATTATTTTAATCGGTTGTTTTACACCACTGGTTTTAATTTTTATAATTATGAAACTGTCAGTTTGGATTGCCGCAGTTAATGCTGAGTCGGATTATGTCAGAAAAGAACCTCTACGAGAACGAGGACCCTACATGGCAAATGCATATGCAGACGTTGATGAGGAGGAAGAAGAATATGGAGATCGCACAGACTATAGATGATGCTCTATATCAATATTATGTGGTAGAACGTGGAAAAGAAGTTCCCGTTTGGAGATTTTACAAAGATGCTGACTGGTGGATTGAGTATCTTAAAAGTTTAGGTATTGATCCACAAAATCCATGAATTTAATTTTAAGACCACTTACTGATATTAATGGTGTCACTTGGAGCATCATTTGGTCACTAATTTTACTACTATTGGGTGTGGCCTACTACATATATACGATAATGAAGTTGGCTTACAAAGAATTAGACGATGAGTGAGGTTTATCTTGGCAATCCAAATCTTAAGAAAGCCAACACGGCGATTGAATTCACGAAGGATCAGATCGAAGAATTTATTAAGTGTAAAGAAGATCCTGTCTACTTCGCTCGTAATTACATACGCATTGTTTCTCTGGATAAAGGTCTTGTTCCTTTTGAACCTTATGAGTTTCAAGAAAAGTTAATTAGTAGATTTCATAAAAATAGATTTAATATTTGCATGATGCCCCGACAGACGGGCAAATCAACCACGTCTGTATCGTATTTGTTACATTACATCGTTTTTAACGATTCTGTCAATGTCGGCATCCTAGCTAATAAAGCATCTACTGCGAGAGAACTTCTCAGTAGATTACAACTTGCATATGAGAACCTGCCAAAATGGATGCAACAGGGTATCATTGCATGGAACAAAGGGTCAATGGAGTTAGAGAATGGCAGTAAGGTATTGGCAGCTTCTACATCTGCGAGTGCTGTCCGAGGCATGTCGTTCAATATCCTCTTCCTCGACGAATTCGCGTTCGTTCCCAATCACATCGCTGACTCGTTCTTTGCCTCTGTTTATCCTACTATTACGTCTGGCCAATCAACAAAAGTAATTATGGTTTCTACCCCTCACGGGATGAACCATTTTTACAGAATGTGGCATGATGCAGAGAGGGGTCAAAATGAATATGTTCCGACTTCAGTTCACTGGTCTGAAGTTCCTGGACGTGATGAAGTCTGGAAAGAACAGACTATTAAGAACACCAGTGAACAACAGTTCCGTGTTGAGTTTGAATGTGAATTCTTAGGATCTGTTGATACATTAATTAATCCAGCCAAACTTAGATCATTGGTATATGAAAAACCAATTCAGTCAGGTAACGGATTAGATGTCTACGAAAAACCAATCGAAAATCACGACTACGTTTGTACTGTTGACGTTGCGAGAGGTGGTGGTCAAGATTATTCTGCTTTTGTTGTTGTTGATATTACTGAGTATCCTCACAAGGTAGTTGCAAAATATAGAAATAATGAAATCAAACCCATGTTGTTTCCATCGATTATTTTCGATGCGGTGAAGGCATATAACAATGCATGGGTGTTGTGTGAGGTCAACGATATTGGGGATCAGATCGCTGCCATCCTAAATTATGATCTTGAGTATCCAAACCTCCTCCAGTGTTCCATGAGGGGTCGTGCAGGACAGATTGTGGGACAAGGATTCTCTGGTAAGAAGACTCAACTTGGATTGAAGATGTCCAAGGCAGTGAAAGCCGTTGGTTGTTCTAACCTCAAGACAATGATTGAGGCTGATAAGATTTTATTCAAGGATTATGAGATCCTTTCTGAACTTACAACATTCATCCACAAAAGAAACTCATTCGAGGCCGAAGATGGATGTAATGATGACCTTGCAATGTGTCTGGTTATCTATGCATGGTTAGTTGCACAAGACTACTTCAAAGAACTCACTGATCAAGATGTTCGTAAGAGACTATACGAAGATCAACGCGATCAGATCGAACAAGATATGGCACCTTTTGGATTCATCAGTGATGGTTTGGATGATGAAAGTGTTACTGATGGAGATGGGACTGTATGGAAAAAAACAGATTTTGATGATATCAATTCCACATATGGTGACATGAGCTTTATGTGGGAGTATTATTGATGGATATTGGAAATGAGTTTGATCTAGAACACTTATTGTTTGTAGAACGAACTTGTAGGGTTTGCAACGAACGTAAAAATCTCATCGAAGACTTTTATCTTACTCGTAAAGATAGAGGATCATATCCATCTGCATATTCATATGAGTGTAAACAGTGTACCATAAAGAGAGTTAGGAAAGGAAAGGTTCCTAAAAACAACTGGGAATACCCTGATTGGTAGTTCACGTCCAGTTTCCCCATTTGAAAAGCTTGCTATCAATAAATAAATTTAGAAAATAACTGAAACTTCTAGAGGAAAACGATGGCTGGTTTAGGCTTAGTCTCTCCTGGTATTAAGGTAAGGGAAGTTGACCTTACTAGAGGTGGCATCACAGGCGTTAGCGACCAAACTGGCGCCATCGCTGGTCCTTTTGTAAAGGGCCCAATCAATGATCCCACTCTCATTGAAAACGAAAAGGATTTAGTAGACACTTTTGGCGAACCAAAAGAAACAAGTGGACAGTATGAATACTGGATGTCCGCTTCTTCTTACCTCTCTTACGGCGGTGTCCTGAGAGTTGTAAGAACTGATGGTCAAAACCTCAACAATGCAAACGCTGCTGTTGATACAGGTGCTGGATCTTCGGTAACAAGTTTAAAAATTAAAAATACGGAAGATTATTATAATTCTTACTCTTCTGCAACTTCTTGGTATTGGGCTTCTAAAAACCCAGGAACTTGGGCTAATGATTTGAAGGTCTGTGTCATTGACGCAAGAGCTGACCAAACTCTTACTGGTGTTACTACTGGTGGTATTACCGTAGGTGCTGCAGTAACTCAAGCTTTTGGTGGATCTAACGTTGGTGGTATTGGTACTTCTCTGACTCTGAACGGTCACCTGAAAGGTATCGTTACTGGTATTGGTTCGTCTTCTCTTGATGTTAAGATTGTAAGTCAAGTATCTACAGCTGGTACAGAAACGGATGCAAATTACACACCAAACGGTGTTTATGAATTTAAAACAACTGCACCACTGAGTATTGCAAATGCAACAGGAGCTGCAACAACTACATTAACTGTTACAAGAGCGGTTGCTGGTACTGCAGCGGGTGCGCTTCAAGCTGATGCAACTCTGTTCCGTTATCAAAATGTAACCACTGGAACACCTGTTGTTGAAAACCCTGGTCAGGCTGCAATTGGTATTGCAGACACTGGATTTACTGCTAGTGACATAACTGGTATCAATACCATTGGCATTGGAACAGGTAATATTATTAGAATCGGAACAGAGATTATTGGTATTGGTGAAACAGTTAGTGGTAGTTTCGTTGGTTTCTCTACCAGAGGTATTGACGGATCATCACCATCCGCTCACGATGATGGTAGTGCATTTACTGTTCTTTCTAACGTAGGATCTGCAACAACAGTTGCGGTGACTCAAGATTCGGCCACGGGTACTACAGTTCAAGTACAGGGTACTGGTAATATTCTTGTTGGTGATCTCGTAAGAGTTCTGACAGTTGGTGTTGGAACAACTGGTGAGTTCCTTAGCGTAACGGGTGTTTCGACAAATAACGCTCTTCAACCAACAGGTAAGACTAACTGGTACGAGTCACAAACTCTTGGTCTTGAGAACTCCACAGTATATTGGAAAAACGTTGCAGAAAAACCACAAACTTCTGTATATGCTTCTAGCAGAAAATCTAGATTTGATGAAATTCATGTCGTAGTTGTTGACGACACTGGTAAAGATAGTGGAACTTCTGGACAAATTCTTGAGAAGTGGACTGGACTTTCTAAGGCATCGGATGCCAAACAGTTTAATTCACCAATTTACTATAAGAACTTTATTGCAGATAACTCGCAATATGTCTTTGGTGGATTTGCTCCTAATGGAACACCAACTGGATTCTCCAGTAGTGCAAATAATGAAGCGTTTACTGTTGCAGGTTCTGCATGGGGTCAAGAGGCTGCAGGAATTGTATTCTCTGGTATTGGTGCTTCCACTTATTCTTTACAAGGTGGTAAAGATTACGGTGGTACATATGGATCTCCTACATACGCCGCAACTCTCGGCGATTTGATGGAAGGTTATGACCAGTTCGCAAATCAGAGAGAGTATCCTGTTAACTACCTCATCATGGGTCCTGGACTTGCTACCAGAGAAGAAACCCAAGGTAAGGCTAACAAACTGG